GCATCACGCCATCAGTCGGGCCTCCACGCATCGAAAAGATGATCGTGAAGAACTGGGTGAGTGATTGGCGCAGGCTGTGGTTTTGATACCGTTCGACCGTGGCGGCCCACACCTTGTCCTCATACTTGCCGCTTTCACTCAGTCCACCCGCAGGGCTGGTTCCGAACAGCAGGGGCTTCGGCATGTCGGCCGCTGCCACTAGGTCGTCGAGTAGACGATCGAAGATGTCCTGAGCGCCGCCCAGGCTCCTACTTAGGAACTCGACCTTTTCCTCAGAATCGAGGACAAGTCCCCCATAAATCGAACGTGCCAGGGCGTTGGCTTCCATCCGATTCTTGATCGCACCTTCCTTTCCAGCTGCGATCTTGTTTGCGAGCCCAGGCAGGCTGTGGGTGTAAAGGTCAAACTCATTGAGCATCGTGGATAGCCCGTCGCAGGCACCTCGATACCGCTTGAAAGGCTCGAAGAACGGCTGCAGGAAACTCAGACCCCAACCGTCATTACTGATCCGCTGTCTCCACGGCAGATACAACCCGTCGAAACGCAGTACCCGGCTGTGGTGGACCAACATGAATTGCAGATCGTTCTGCTGGTTGACGCTCTTGCTGGTACTAATCCGGTACAGCTCACCACCGTTCCGATAGTTCAGGTAGTTGTAGTCGTGTGGTTTGATCTCCCGCTTAGACAACGGCACTAGATCAGTGATCTCCCTGATGCGGGTTGGGTCCAGGGGCTCCTTTACGTCACGTCCGTCATCACAGACCAGAAACAGCGCCGCACCTCCATAGATCCTCTGCAGCTTCAATGCCTCAGAAACGTAGAAGTAAAAGTCGCAGTCGATCAGGAATTTCTCGAATTGACGGATGATTTCGTCATGGCCCTCGGGTTCCTCGGCGAACTTGATCGTTGGGGCCTTTGTGATTGCAGCCTCCGCAAAAATGTCCACCACCCGGCGACATAGCGGGTCGTAATACAGAGCCTCTAGCTCCTCCTCAGCCAAGTGCGCCTGAGATTGGATGTTGTAGTAAGTGGATTTATCGCGTTTGGTGCCTAGACCTGTGATCGCGTTAGATAAAACACCGTCGAAGCGGTCAACATCAATTTTGTTGTCAGGAGTTTCAGAAGTTTCCGCCAATGTTTACGACTAACTCATCAACTCTAGATTAGCGATGAATAAGCGTAGATCTAATTCTTTTTTAGAATGCCATTCATGCAAGTCTCTTAAAGCCTCTGCTAAGTGGTATTGCATCAATAGCATTCCGTTTTCTTCGTCGGAATACTCAGCAACAGTGTCTTTCATCGCTATGAGCATTTGTTCATATCTGGACTTATCCGTCAGAGCTGCTTCCCATGTTTCTTTAGACAAGATCTAACCAATCAGCTGTAGGAGTTGTAGCGCACGCTTGCATCGCAAGAGCCAAAGCCATAACTGAGTCGTCGTGTGCTCCTTCACCTGCTTCTCTAACTCCGCTCTCCTTCTGCTGGAACATCAAAAGCTCCTGATGAAAGGGCTCGTAAGGGAGCAACAGCTCCTCCCGCTCCAGCAAATATGCAATTCGATCCGTATTAGTTATCTTATTTGGACGGTTGGTGTTATACGGCTCCACCATGTACTTAGCCAGCTTTTGAGACAAAACCTCTGACACAATCGCGCCTACACCATTCTTCTCAATAATTACTTTCGACGGATAGAAATCCTCCGCTTGCTCAATGATCTGACGGATGCAATGGTCGCTTGATTTGTGGCGCTCTCTAAAGACATTCACAACGCGGTAAGGAGCCTTGGTTACATCAACTACGAGTGAACACCAGTAGTCATTGCCGCCAGCTGCTGGGTCGATTGCCATGATGTATTCCCTGCCCACAAAACCTGTCTCAATACACTGCCCGTTGCAGGCCAACGCGACTAATTCAGGGTCGTAGATCTGAGCTTCGCTGGAGATGAAATCGAGTTCATATTCCTGTTTCCAAGATCTATCCGAAAGCTTGGACTTTGCTTTTGTTTTTTCCGCCCACTTTGGATCTTTGTTGTAGATCGGAATTTGGCTGTAGTGAATCTGAACTCGATTCCAGTCCTCTCCAACTGAGTGCCACAGATTCGAGAACATATTGCCCAGTCCGTTGGGCGTGCTCATCATGATCAGCTTGCCCCCTTTGACCGGGTCGTTGCCCAAGGTCGCCATTGTGGGTTGAACGGCGGTGAAGATCTGCTCCACTCCTTCGAGGAACGCCGCCTCGTCTAGTACCACGCAGCTGACGCTGGGGATTCCGCGGGCTGACCTAGGCGTAGCAGGTAGGAAGTACAGCGTCCCTAGTCCTCGGAAAGACAGCTCGCTATTGGATTCAGTCGTGAACTCCAACTCTGTATTTGAGATGCTCGCCGCTTGGGCTCTGATCCGTTTGCCTAATGACCCAGAGTCAGTAGCCGTTTTGCTGAATACCACTGCTGAGAAGCCCGGTTCAGTTAGCGCCCTACACAGCAAGTAAGAGCAGACCGTCTCAGATGCCCCTACCTGCCTGCTTTTCAGGATGATCGTGTATTGGTTATTGCAGATGGACTGCACTAGATCCTGCTGCACCGGAAAGGGCTTGAACGGTTTGACCGTGCCCCCCGTCTTGATCCATGTCAAAGGCGCAAACTTGTCCCATTGATCCGCAGTAGGGAACTGGGGGACAAACCCCTCCGCAGTCGTGAATTTCTTTCTTAGTTCCTCAGCTTCCTTACGTTCCTGGTGGAATCGTTCCAGCTGGTTCAACCTCGACGACAGTCGCCCTTGCATAACTCTCTAGTTGTTCAATTCGACGCTCGATCGTTCTGGTTTCGTACTGCTTTTGACTCGCATCAATCAGGATCTTGATCGCCTGCACCTTTACCGACACCGGGGTGTCTGGATCGTCCTCTTCCACAATCTCGCGTAGTTTCAAGATTGCTGTAGGTAGCGCCGCAGAAACAACCCCAAAGGTTTGCTGAAAGATCTCCTGCTGATAACGCCAGACCGCATCGTTGAAGTCTGTTCGCTTTCGCCAGCCTCGTATGGCTTCCATTGAGCACTGCGCTCGACGGGCCGTGTCTTTCCACGAACATCCACTAGCAAGTGCCTGTGCCGCAAGTATCTGACGTTCGTTTAATCCGTCAGGGCGATCCATACAATCCTCCTAAATTTGTCGCGGCTTCAGAAGCAGCCCATCGCAAAGCTGCGGGTTGCATCAATAAAGCAAGTTTGGCCAGCTCAAGTGTGACCTCCTTTAACTCCGCTTGATCTAGTTTTTCAATGCCTCTAACAAACTGTGTGTAGCGCAGCTGATCATTAAGCGATGGCTCAATCTTCCTCATCTTCATCCATAGTGTCTAGATGCTCATGCTGTTCAGCCAGAGCTAAACCAATTTTTGAAATTAATACTTTTGACAAACCCATGGCTTGATTTTCATCTCCAGCCTTGATACACCTTTTTATCGCACTGAACAGTTGTTTGTTTTCAGTCGTCGTGTGGCGTGATTGCTCAAGACACTCACCGATGATCATCTCCATTGACGAATAATCGGCTTTACGTTCTACACGACGGCTATAAGCGTAGGCCAACACTGAGGCCAGACCCCACTCGTTATAGGAACGGACAAGGTCGCCTTCCTCGTCTATTTCCTCAAATTGTTCTGCGAGTGGGTGCCGAAAACCAGGAGGCAGCACAACCAACGGTACAGAAGACTCAGTGATGTACTCCACATGCTGCTTACTCCTGTCCTTATCTAACCGTATATCAGGCAGCTAATTCTTCAGCCAATCTGATGATCCTGTACGGCTCCCCGTTAGCTTCAAAACGTGCGTTCGCTTCTTTCATATCTAGGTCGCTCAACGCTTTGAAGGGAATTAGCTCAGTAAAAGGTTGGATGGTTTTTACCATTAATGCAGGTGGGTACATTCATAATTTGCGCGGATACTAAATTTAACTAGCCTTTTTAGATGTCATTGGCTTCGCAATCCTCACTATGAGGCCAATTAAAACCCCACTCGTCGGCGAGCGCCTGCGCGTCGTCTCCCTGAATCCTGTCCATGTGATAGAGCAGTCTTTCAATGAGCCAATTCTCAGTGAGTGCCTCGGCTTCATCAGTTCCAATCAAATACATTGTTCCAAAAGTTGCGTCTTTGAATAACTCTAAGACGTTGTAATTCTCTTGATTCTTTTACAACTTCGGTTTTAACTACTTTTGCATCGTCAAGTTGTCCGGTATTCCGTAGATAGGACGTGTAAGCCCTACCTACTGGACGGAATGGACGGTGTGGTTTGAAAGCCATGTGAAAAATAAAAATGGAGAAAAAGGGCTGGACTTACGGACTGAACACTTACAACAGGCCAAATCGGCTTATCAAACCTCGGAACCACCTGTTGTCCTCGACGGGAACCCTTTTGCTTGTGAGAGGTACGCCCCGGTTGAGCTGTTGATGCAGCTCTTTTGGATAGTCCCCACCACCCGGCCCGAGTAGTGGCGTACATCACAGGGCAGCGTTTAAGAGTCCATGTTGTGCTCTGATGTCCTGCCAGCGGATTATTTGAACCTGATAAAGCCAGGCACCGCAATGGTTTTGGGCTTGCGTTTTTCAGCACGACGACGCTGCCTTGAGGTAAGACGTGCTCCGGTCTTGCTACCTAGAAGCACCTGACACAGCTCGGTACTCATCGCGCCGAAATGCTGGCTGTCGCTTGTAGTCCTGTTTTCGTGGTTGGCCGTGGAATGCGGCCCCTCGTACTTACCCATCATCATCGGCATTGGAAATGCTCCTTTTAATTGGTGGTGCCCATAACCTCATTTGGTTAAGAGGGTGCTATAGTCCTTGGCGAGCGGAAACTTTGATCGGATTCCGCTCCCACTGCCTGCCGATGGTTTGTTGATCATCAGCAGTGGTGGCGAGAGAACCCCCGGCCTGAGAATCGGGTGGTTTACTGAGCCTCGGCCTGAGAAACCGGGGCATTTTTCTTGGTCCACTCCTCCCGCATACGTTGAAAATTGCGGCCCAGTGCTGAATAGGTTTGGTCTGGATAAGTCCTTCCTGCAACGATGTTGTAGATCGTGGAAGGAGCGACGTTGAACTCATCAGCAATCGACTGGACTTTCTCGCCATCAATGTGGCGCTCACGAATGTCGGTAACCTGTTGAGCGGTGAACTTTGCTCGTGGTGCATAGGCACCGAAACCACCGTTAAAACTCAGTTTGTTACTCATTAATCGGAAGGGTGACGGGAAGGGGCTGTGGCTGTGTAATGAATGGAATCCCAGCTAGGGGGATTAGTAACAACAGAAAAATTGCCGTTGATAAGACAAACAAAATGGGCTCGACCAGAAACCGTTC